CCATGGCTGGTGTTCTGCAATACACACCTGCACTTCAGGCAGACCTGCAAGTGGATGATACTGGCAATACATTTGCTGGTATGCTCCATGGTCGTATCAAGGTTTATATCGACCCATATTTCGGTGGATATACTGCCAACCAAGAACTTGTTACCGTTGGTTACAAGGGCGCATCACCATATGACGCCGGTATTTTCTACTGCCCATATGTTCCGCTCCAAATGGTTCGTGCTGTTGATCAATACACCTTCCAACCTAAGATTGGTTTCAAGACCCGTTATGGAATGGTTGCAAACCCATTCGCTGAAGGTCTGAACAATGGTAACGGTGCATTGAATCCTCAGAAGAATGTTTACTACCGCTTGTTCGGTGTTCGTAACCTGATGTAAGCCACCAGTAAGAGTGGTCTTGGATGGGGAACTTCGGTTCCCCATTTTTTTGCCATTTTTCATCCTTTTGTATGATGGGTTTTCAAAAACTTGGTGTCTAAATATATTGCGGCGCACAATAAGGTGCCTGCTAACAATAGGAGATAAAAATGACAGACTCTCAGTTCAATAGTGCATTCATTTTTGCACTTGCTCTCTCTGCTGCCATTATATTTGGTGCATCCCATCTAATATAACATAACAGCAAGGCACCTTCGGGTGCCTTTTTTATTCCTAAATAGGAAACTAGGAGGGAATATATGACCGCACTAAGTAACCAGATTACCAATACAAATCCACTTCAGACCACAAAGTTTCTAGTGACATTTCCTCGCATCAAGGGGGTGCAATACTTTTGTCAAAAAATAAATCTTCCGGGGATTAGTATCAATTCCCAAGAACAAGCAACACCATTTGTAAATCTGCCGGTGGCGTCCACCAAACCTACCTTTGAAGATTTGAATATTACATTTATGGTAGATGAAAATCTACAGGGATGGAGAGAAATCCACAGATGGATTCAAGATTTGGGTATAACCACATCATTCAAAGATTATCAAGATTTGAAAAAGATGAAAGAATCCCAATATCAAAGAGACCCATATTCGGATGGAATAATGACTATTCTTTCGGCACTAAATAATCCAAAGTGGCGTATTACATTTACCGATATGTTTCCGACCAGCATTTCTGGCATTGATTTCAGCACCGAAGGTTCGGCAGATGATATACTAACTGCAACCGCAACATTCAAGTATGCGTACTACAATATAGAAAAAATAGGGTAATACACTACCTTTATTATGGGGATATATGGAAAATATTGAAAGTATATTGACAGAATGGGAAAAGGATTCGGTTATTGATAGAACCGAACCCGGCAAAGAACTTCTGAATATTCCAAAACTACATTCAAAATATCTTGGTGCGTTGGTGAAGCACCGGATAGCAAAACACAAAAGAATGTCGGAATACAACCGAATAAAGCGCGTCAAGTATGAATACTATTCGGGAAAGATGGATGAAGAACAACTCAAGGAATATGGGTGGGAACCATTCCGGTATGTTCTAAAATCAGACATCACTAACTACATAGAAGCAGATGCCGACCTGATAAAAATATTAGAAAAGAAAGCATATCATGAAGAAGTTATTTCGGTATGTGAAGCAATAATGAAAGAGCTGGGTCAAAGAACTTGGCAGCTTAAGGAATATTGCGGGTGGGAAAAGTTCATTGCGGGGAACTAATGGACATTATTCTACATCCCATTGATGAAGTATACATGAAACTTGAGTGCGAAAAAAGCACTGCCCAAGAGGTTTCGGACTTCTTCACTTTCACAGTTCCGGGATTTCAGTTCACCCCGGCATTCCGAAATAAGACTTGGGATGGGAAAATCAGATTGTTTCATCTGACCACCTATAGATTATATCGGGGACTTTTGGAACATTTGAAAACATTTTGTTCACAAAGAAACTATACAATGGATACCGGAAATCTTGAGGTTCAAGATGAGTTTTCGGTGTATCATGCGAACAAGTTCATTCAAAATCTAAATATTCATTCGCGCGGAAATTCCATTGATGTTCGGGATTATCAAAGGGATGCATTCATTCATGCGATGCAAAATCATCGGACCCTTCTTCTTTCTCCGACCGCATCCGGTAAATCCCTGATAATCTATTTAATATATCGTCAATTACTGGAATATCAAAATATGAGGGGATTAGTAATCACTCCCCGCACAGATTTGGTTTCACAACTGTATTCGGATTTTCAAGATTATTCTTCGCACAATAAGTTTGATGTAGAAAAGAATGTCCATTATGTGTATCAGGGTCGCGACAAGGTATCCAATAAATCACTAATCATAACCACATGGCAAAGTATATACAAAATGCCATTAGAATATTTCAGAAGGTTTGATTATGTCATTGGGGATGAATCACACCTATTCAAAGCACAATCCCTTTCTTCTATAATGACTAACTGTACCAATGCCAAATATCGCATAGGTCTGACAGGGACACTTGATGGAACAAAGGTACATAAGTTAGTATTGGAAGGTCTTTTCGGGCCTGTCCGACAAGTAACAACTACCAAACAACTAATGGATGCTGAACAGTTGGCAAAATTCAGTATCAAATGCCTAGTTTTGAACTATCCAACCGATATCTGTCAAACCCTGAATAAAACTACATATCAAGAGGAACTTGAATATCTAGTTACTAACCAACAAAGAAACAAGTTTATCAAAAATCTTGGATTATCCTTGAATGGTAATACCCTAATCCTGTATCAGTTTGTAGAAAAACATGGTCAGATTCTTTATGATATGATACTGAACTCCAAGAATATAGGTACCCGAAAGGTATTCTTTGTTCATGGTGGGGTAGATGCCGATGAAAGAGAACAGGTAAGAAAGATAACCGAAATGGAAAAAGATGCTATCATTGTAGCATCCTATGGCACATTCAGCACAGGCACCAATATAAGAAACCTACATAATATTATATCCGCATCACCATCTAAATCTAGGGTGCGTGTTCTTCAATCTATAGGTAGGTCTTTACGTCTTGGTGATAATAAGGAATCAGCAACACTGTATGATATTGCTGATGACCTAAGATATGGAAAACGTAAGAATCACACACTAAATCACTTTATGGAAAGAGTGGATATTTACAACAATGAGCAGTTTCAATATAAGATGTACAAAATACAACTAAAGGGGACAAATAATGGATAACAATATCATAGTCCTTAGACTAAAGACAGGGCAAGACATTATTGCTTCTGTTGTTGAAATGGAATCACAAGTAATAATCAGAGATCCAATGTTCTTTGATCTTTCTAATCAAGCACCTAATGGTAAAAGACTATTAGCTATGGGATTCTGGTTACCTGTACAAATCATGGATAACAATGAAACTGTCCTGAATAAGACAGATATACTTACTGTGATGAAACCAAATGAATCATTTACTGAATACTATGTAGATTGTGTAAAACAATTCCATGAATCAGATTCATCTGATAGTGATGAAGAAGATGAAGAAACAGATATGAAGCAGTTAGCTAATGACCTAAATGAAGCTAAGCTACATAACCGTATTCACTAGCACCAATACCTTATCTATCTCAAACGGCAACATACTGATTATACCCCTTGTCAAGCTAAAAATCAAGCTATAAGCATCATCTTTACCAAAAATAAATGATGTGTTCTATTTACTTGTAATGCGATTTGGTGTATAATATACACATAACATATTTTGAAAGTTTACCAATCATGTCCAAGACACCCCAAAAACATTATGTAGATAATAAGGCATTCCTGGCGGCATTAGTGGAATATAAAGAAAAATGTATTTCTGCCGAAAAAGAGGGAAAAGAAAAACCTGTCATTTCCAACTATATCGGTTCTTGTTTCATCAAGATTGCCGAAGGTCTTTCCCATATCTACAAGTTCAACCAATATACATTCAAAGATGAAATGATATCGGATGGGGTAGAAAACTGTATGATGTATTTTCACAATTTTGACCCAATGAAGTCCAATAACCCATTTGGATATTTCACCCAAATCATCTATTTCGCATTTATTCGCAGAATAGCCAAAGAAAAGAAACAACAATATGTGAAATATAAGTCAACCGAGAAAATCGGCATTTTGGACGAAATGGAAATGCTGGAAAATGAAGATGGAACCACCCGTCAATTTGAGTTGTATGATAATCTCAGTGAATTCATTTCAAAGTATGAGAAGTCCCGCGAAGAATCAAAGCAGAAGAAAAAACTGGCAAAAAAGAACAAAGGGGTTGACTTATTTGATGAAAATGTGGTATAATTATTTGATTTTATTGTAATGGAAAGAACAATATGAAAATAGTTTTATTGGGAGACGCCCATTTCGGTGCGAGAAATGACTCCCATGCCTTCATGGATTTTGCGGACAAATTTTATACTAATATCTTTTTTCCCTATCTGGTTGAAAACAACATCAAGTATGTGATTCAACTTGGTGATTTCTTTGACCGTCGCAAGTATATCAACTTCAATACCCTTAGTAGAACCAAAAGAATGTTTCTGGATAAGCTTCAGGAACACAATATTTTCATGTATGTCCTTGCCGGAAATCACGATGTTTACTACAAGAACAGCAATGAACTGAATTCTATATCCCTATTATTGGATGAATATAAGAACATTGAGGTCATAGACACCCCCAAGGATATTGATATTGATGGGTTTACTGTATGTGTCATCCCATGGATTTGTGATGAAAATCAGGATGATTGTATGAAGGTGATGAAGAATTCAACATCAACAA